TGATGGTGGAGCTGATAGGAATCGAACCTACGACCTACTGGATGCAAACCAGTCGCTCTCCCTACTGAGCTACAGCCCCTCAATAATATTTATATTTGGATATGCTTTTTTGATAATATTTCTTTCTTCAACCCATTCGGCTCGAGGAGTGGATCTTTCATAGCCTTTATCTTGTTGATAGATGTTTGTGGCGCCCATTCCATCGAATCCTAATAATATAATTTCATCAAATCCCATTTGACATGCTATTTCAATTGCTCTTGACCCTGAAGATACTGTCTTTTCTGGTATAGATTCGACCATATCTTTAGAATAAGTATGAGTAACATATACATAATGCTCACTTCCTGCAACTTGAGCGAATTCACTATCAACAACGTTATGTCTAATAATAGGTTTATTAAATGAAGCAGCTATTGCATCAACTGCATAATTAGGAATTGGATCCCATTCTGTAAATAAACAAAAATGATCTTTACAATATCCTGTTTCATATATAATATGTTGCATATATGTGTCAGTACAAACTAAAGCATCAGGTGATTCTTTATATGCTCCATTACAGCCTATAACGAAAGTGCCTGGATATTCAAATCTAAAATCTATACCTTTTCTAGATTCACCGTTACCTAATACTAATGCTGTCGTTTTCATTTTATTTTCGAAAAATTCTTTTCTTTAATAAACTCAATTTTAGATCTAAACTTGTTTTCTAGTATATCACCTTTATGAGATATAATAAAGACATTTGTTCCATCTTCAAGTGTATTAAGAATTTTTGTAAGGTTATCAATACCATCATGATCTAAACTAGAATCAAATGTCTCATCGAGAACCAGAAGATTTGTAGCTGCAGAATTTTTCATCTTAGCTATTTGCCTCCATGTGAATAGAAGCGATAGATCAATCCTCTGTTTCTCACCTTCACTAAATGATGCATAGTTAAATGTATCTCTATGTCTAGATCTAATTGTTTCGTTAAAGTTTTCATCAAGGTGAAATGCTACAAAGAAATCTAATACCTGCAGATACTGGTTGATTAGACGATTCATAACAGGTAAATATTGTTTAATCACTTTCGTCTTGATACCAGTATCTTTAAGCATCTCCCCTATAACTTCGTTATAAGTTCTTTCTTCAACATATTCTAATTTCTTTTCTGTAATAGAATCTTTACCTTCTCTTAATGATTCCATTTCTTTCTTTGCAGTTTTTACATCACCACTTGATTGTAATAGTGTTCCAATTTCTTTTTGTGTACTATCGATTTCTTTTTGAATCAAAGATATTTTATCATTATTAGAAATAATTTTTCTTTGTCTTTCTAATAATACAGTCATAGCATTTTTTGATTCTTCGATGTCAGTCATATTTTGATCAACTTCTTCTTTTAGCTTTTCCATACCTTGTTGTACTTCAGCCGCTGATTTTTTGATTCCACTAATTTTTGATTCTTTAATTGATTCATCAATTTGTTGATCACACGTTGGACATTGATCGTGTTCTTCAAAAAACTTTGATTGTTGTACCAATTCTTTAATTTTTGCACTGAATTGTAAATCATAAGATTTAAGTTGAGTGGCTTTTGATTTTAAATTATCAGACTTTTTAGTTTCAATATCAATATGGCTTTGAAGATTTTCATTAAGTTCTGATGTCTCATCTATTAACTTTTTAATATCATCTTCATAAGTTTTAATGCTTTCTTTCTTGTTTTCAACCATATCTTTATTGATTGACTGTAGATCTTTAATGTATTTTGTTTGACTATCAATCTTGGTTTTAAATAAATCAATTTGATGATTGATATCAGTTAACTCATCTCTAATCTTAGCATTTCTTTCTTTCAATAATGTATTCATCTTTGAAAAAATATTAATGTCTAATAAATCTTCAATTACCGCCCTACGTGACCATGCGGGAAGTTGCATAAATGGAATGAATGAACTACTACCCAATACAACTACCTGATGAAATGATTTGTGATTTAACTTTAGAATATTTTGTTCTAAGAATTTTTGATAATCTCTAGCACTTGATGATTGATTAATCATATTACCGTTTTGATATATTTCAAATTTGCCAGGTTTTATACCTCTCATAATTCTAAAATCTGAATCACCAATTTTAAATTCAACTTCTACTACTGTACCCTTCTTATTAATACTATTGATCATTTGATCTTTTTTAATATCACGGTGTGGTTTACCAAATAGACCAAAAGATAAGGCATCTAACATAGTAGATTTACCTGCACCATTTTGTCCTACGATTAATGTTGATGGTGATCTATTTAATTCTATCTTGATTGTGTCATTACCGGTTGACAGGAAATTCTTCCATGAAACGGATTTAAAATATATCATACTACCTCTAAATTTTGTGCTTCAGTATAAAGCTTCCTCAATTCAATTTTTAAATGGTCTTTATCGAGTTCAGTTTCAACTGCATCAACATAAGAGTCTAATAATACAGTTGTATCTTCTAGTGAGACCTTTTCATCTTCTACGCTTTCACCAAGATATTCTTCAAAACTCTCAGCAATTTTAAGTTCATATGTTTCAATACTTTGTAATCTATCAACAAACTTATCAAACATATAAAGATCGTTTTTATTTAATACAATTAATTTTATAAATTGGTGTTCATATTCAGATACATCGATTTTATCATAATCATATTTTGTATCGTCGTATACTACCTTTTTAAACATAGTAATGGGATTTCTAACTGCTTCTATTTCTCTTGTTTCAGTATCTAATACATGAAAATACTTAGGATCATCTACATCTGCCCAAGTAAATTCCATTTGTGAACCAAGATAATGAACATTACCCTGATGTGATTTTGTATGAAAATGGCCAGATAGAACCATTTCAAATCTTGAAAAAATATCAGCATTCATACCATGTGGATTACTTATTCCGGCCATCATATCAAATCCTTTTAATTCAAGGTGAGCACCAAGAATAGGAGCTTTACATTTAAGAGCCCAATCTGTATATTCTTTATAATTGGAATTATTAATCCATGGAATAACTGCAACGCCTAGGCCATCATAATCTAGTACAGTTGGCTTCATGATAATATTTACATTACTGGTAAAATAACCCAACAACTCTTTGAGACTGCACAACTCGTTTGTATTTTTGAAGTATACATCATGATTTCCGGGAATAATATCCATAGTAATACCGGCATCGCGCATAGGCTCAAGAAAATGCTTACGATTAGCATTGAGTGCTTTGAAGTTGACGAACTTTCTGTGTTCATAATAATCACCTAAATGTAAAATGTTTTTGATGTTGTTTTCTTTTAAATATGGAAAAAATATTTCTGTATAGAATCTTTCTTGATATTTTAAAAATATATCTGATGAATTACGCACACCACAATGTGTGTCGTTTAAAATAGCTACTTTCATATTATACCATGAATAATTCTAGTTTTTCTTTTTCTTTCTCAACCTTTTTAAATTCTTTTAAGGCTGCATCGTTTGTTTTTACCCTAGAAATTCTTTGTCTTAAAGTATCAACATAAGCCATAGTTTCTTGTGCACCTGATTCATCCATACCCATTTGAGTAAAGTCTTCGATACCCATTTTTTCAATAAACTTAAACTTAATGTCTTGTTGTTTCTTTTCTTTAGTTATTCTTCTAATAAATGCAAAATAACAAATCTGTGTAAAATATGAGAAGGCATTTGGTTTACCTGTTCTAGTAGTAGTACTAATATTGTAGTTGCCAATAGCCCTTAAACAGTTTTCAACTGCGTCCATAACCATTTCTTCACGATAAGTATACCTCACAAAGTTCGGTCTATGAGATAGTCCTTCTGCAATTTTGATAAAGCACCTAGCAATATAATCTGTTACCAGTGGTGGCTTTTGGTTATTTGCTTTTGCTTCTTGTGCTAGTACAGCATAGTCATATACTGCTTCTGAGAATTGCCTATTATTAACGTAATGAGGCTTTTGTTTAGCTTTCGTAGTCATTCATTTTCTCCATATATAAAGTATATTATACCACAGTTCTATGTAAAAGTACATACATATTTTTAACTTTTTTTTCATAAAACTGTTTACAAATCCTAAAAAGTATGGTATAATAATATAGTCTACCGGGGAGGGTGGATATACTACTAGTGGATAGTCTTTTTAGGTTCTGATTCAGGTTCATTTTGTTCATAATCTAGTAAAGGGTCATCATCATATTGTAGTTGTTGTTCTCTAAGAACCTTTTCAACCATTTCATTAAATGATGGTGTCTCTTCTTTTACACCATTAACACTATAATTTATATAATGTTTCTTGCTGTCTTCTTCAATTTCGACATGATTAACAATATGTCTTTTAAATAACTTAAATATCTTTTTATCTGAAAATGGAAACCATGGAGAATACATGTACATTCCTAAAGAGTTTAGTTTTACCTGCACTGGTCTTTCTAGTACAAATGCATTCTCATCTGAATATTGTACTAAACTGATCAGCTCTTCTCCGCTGGTTAATTTAAAATGTCTGATATTTAAGTCTTCCATATTATATATTTATATCATGTAATTTATAGTCGAACTTTTCTTTACTATAAATCTTAATTCTTTCTGCAGCATGTTGTAGTGTATAATTTTTCTTCGCTTTCCAATGTAAATCGTCAGCAATATCAAATACCTTAGTATTTATACCATCATCAGATTTTCTTAATCCTCGTCCGATACTTTGTAGAACTCTAATCTGAGACTTAGATGGTGAAGCAAAAACGATATTGTGTAAACGCCTAATATTAATACCTGTAGAAAAAGTACCCATACTAGCAACAATGATTGCATCATTCTCCTGTTCCGTAATCTCTCGTATTTGCTCTCTAGTATCAACGTCCGTCTCTCCTGATACATAAAATAATTTCCTGCTTTTTCTCGGTAAAGCTTCAAATTTTTCTTTTAACATATTATGTAATGGTTTACCGTGTTTCTCTACAAACTGAAACAAAATTAATGTGTTACCTTCCTGATCCATTGCTAAATTTGATATGAAATTATTACGAGGTTCATACTTTACTATAAAATCAACCTCATCTTGATATTTCATTTTAGACATCATTTTGCAATAATCGTCTTTATACTTTAATAATAATACAAATATTTCTAATTCAGATAACGATTGTTGTTCAATCAATTTTTTTGTTGTCGTCACTTTATATACTGGACCAAATAATCCTTCTAATACTAATTGATGAGTTTGTGTTCCATCTAATGTGCCCGTTGTACCAATACGATATTCAGCATTAACACACTTTTCTAAAATAGCTGTAAGTGATTTAGCTTTAAAGTTATGTGCTTCATCACCAATAACCATTGTATAATCTTCAAACCACTTAGTTTGTAATTTATAAATCGATTGCCATGTAGTAATTACAACCCTCTTATCTATATTATATTTTTCTTTACCTGAATAGATTTTATGACAGTGGTCTTGCACATTCCAGTCATCAAACTCTGAATAGTCTCCAAAGTCAGAATATAGCTGTTCTACAAGGGAAGTTGTGGGTACAATGACTAAAATTTGACCATTTTTGTGCATTAAATGGTGTCGAATGGCCATATATATGATCAAACTCTTACCAGAAGCAGTTGGAGATAGTAATAATGACCTCTTATTTTCCAATGCACACGAGAGTGCATCTAATTGGTAGTCCCTGGGTGTTATATGGTCCCCTTGCACGCTGAGTGCAATCTCAGACAATAAGCCTTCAATATCAGCAACATTATGGGATTCTGGTGATCCAAATGTAGTCATATCAACTTCTAGTTCATATTGCCTAGCATTTGCAAATTCTTTTACGTATTCAAATAAACCACCATATAATGTTTTATATCTTAGGTCAAATAAACGAATCTTTCCATCCCACATACGATTCTTATATGCTGGCATGAATTTATAACCAGGAACGTAAAAGCAAAAATGCTCTGCTAGTTCTTGTTCTATACTTGGTTCAGTTTCGATGTGAAGAAAGACTTCATTCTTCTTTTTGACTTTAATTATTTCCATGGAGGTCCGCTTACCCAACCAACTATAGAATATCTATGTCCTTTGGTGATTGGTGTTATTCTATGATACAAATAACTAGAGAATACAATTAATGTTCCTTTTTCTCTAGCTCTTTCTTTATCTATATCAATTTTTATAGTAGGAAAAAACTCTAAATCTCCACCTTCGTAATCATCGTGATCTGATAGTTGTAATATAAATGTATGCTTTCGCTGAGGTTCATTTCTATATACTACATCTTGGTGCCAATCGTATTTTCCTCCCATATCATATTTTAACATGTGCATTTCATATATACCATCTATATTATACTCACTTAATACAGATATTTTTTCCCAAATTTTAGTTTTTATATTTTCTAGGTGATCTATAATCGATATTCCTTTTAATATTCTATAATCAGGAATATGAGCACTAATAGATGGCTTATGCCAAATATCAGCTTCTTTTAGATCGTTTATTTGTTTTAACTCTTCGTCAGTTAAAAAATTATTATATACCACTAGTAAATTTATTCCACTCAATAATATTCTTAATGTTTTGATGTCGCCATTTGATATTCTCGAGAATCTCTTTTAAAGTATCAATAAGTTCTTGAGTATATTGCATCCTAGCTTGGTGTTCTTGTATTAATGGATCTGCATCGTAAAACTTATCCATATCACCTTTTAATATAGTAAGTCCAGATAATGGATCATAATCCCATCCAAGTTCATCTATTTCTGCCTTACTTAACTTGCCATTATAATGCAACCATTTGTTTTTAAGTAGCACCTTAAAGTCATTATCTAGCTTTTTAAGTTTTAGTTTATTAATAGAGTACAATTCTAAGTATTTAGAATGTAGTTTTGCAGAATCTCTAGCAGACTGATCTAATTGAAGTTCATCAATTTGGCAATCTTTTTTCCACATTTCAAGTATTTGTTCTAATGTATTCATAATATATCCTTTAAAAATAACACCATTATATTATACTATACTTTTACTAAAAAGTAAACAGTTATTTAAATTCAAAGTATGTATATTTAAATGATACGCTTGCTTGTAAATATTCAACTTCAGTTTGTTGTGTAGAAAACTCTACTGCGGATAGTGTTGTTGGAAATAGATCTCTAAACAAGATTTCTTTTGTAGTATTATTGTGGCTAGATAAAATCAATAGAGTGCCATCAATCTTAGTCTCGCCTTTGTTTGCTATATCATGTAACCAATTATATATTTCAATATAATTTTCCATATTTTCAGTTATATTAAAGGTTACTTCTAAATTACTAAAATTTAAACGATCACCACCCATAGCCATATTAGATCCTCTAAATGGAGTTGGGCTTTCAGCAATTGATAGATCTGGTAATGATACAGCTGTACAAAAATACTCAACATTCTCGTACTTTTGCGAGTCCAATTTGAGTTGGAATCCAACTGGTGATAAAAAGTTTTTGTTAGTTGTAATAGTCATACTATTATTTATATGTTTTAAAATGTAGAATAAAAAAAGGGAGACCGAAGCCTCCCTTTCCATAGTAAGTTAATATTAACTTATACCATGATTCCGTCAACTCTGAAGATTCTGAAGTAAGGATTACTTCTATCTGAACCTACAGATCCGTCGGTTGCTACGAATGGGTTAGCTACCATGCCATATCTAGTTTTGAAACCGATTCTTGGCTGGAAGTCTTCCTCACCGATTGCTTTAACCATTGTTAATGGTAC